GATTTACAGAGGCTAATACAGTAAAACCTGGTAAATATGAAGGAAAGTTTATCGTTCAATTTTTAGACACAAATTCCAACCCAACAACCAAGCTTATTATGCCGGTTAAGGAAAAGCTTTTTATTAATATTATCTAAAATTTTTTTTTCTCACCAATTTTTCGTATTTTTATTGGGTAAAAGGCTAATTACGGATCAACCGTAAGCTAATGTGTCACCCTAATTTAAAATTATGCAAGAGATTATTTCTCAAGAAGTTATCGAAAGCTTCTTGAATGGTTCCGATCCGGAGAACTACATTGTAGGCGTGGAATATGACTACAAAGACAACAAAATCTATAAAATTATTCAGGACCCAGTAAGAGGTAAATATGTTACCGAGGACACTTTTATTCCGTTTTTATGGGCTGGTGATTTAAGTGAATTTAATTTTTATGGTGGTAGTAAGGCCCTTCAAAAAAAGAAGATGGGCGAATATGGTATTTTAAGTACCAAGCTACAAACGGGTGATAATGAGAGACTTGACGCTGGATTAAAATACATGGTTAAAAGTCTTAAAGGCTATCAAGAACTTATAAGATTTTTTAAAGATGGTGGAATTGATCCTTGGGGAGAAAAATTTAAATCACAATTTATTATCTTAACACCTGTAGAACAATATCTTATACAGAAGAAAAAAAGATTATTTAAGGGTATTGAGGACTATAACGAAGTTCACAGGATGGTATTCGACATCGAGACCACGGGGCTTGAACCAGAAAAGAATAATATAATTCTTATTGGGGTAAAAGATAATCGTGGTTACAGAAAGTTATTAGACGCTTATGGTGAAGATGGTGAGAAAAGATGTATTGAAGAATTTTTTAAAATCATTAAAGACCTAAAACCAACAATCATATGTGGTTATAATTCAGCGGCATTCGACTTACCGTTTATTTTAAAAAGAGCAGAGATTTTAGGTATTGATGTTAAAAAGTTAACCCAAATATTCACCACAGGTGGTATTAAAACTAAAGAGGGTGTTTTAAAATTAGCAAATGAAGTAGAGCCATTTACACAATATGTTTTATGGGGATTCAGTATTATTGATATTGCACATTCTGTTCGTAGAGCACAAGCAATCAATTCTGAAATTAAATCATGGGGATTGAAGTATATCACCAAGTATTTGGAAAAAGAAAAACCAGATCGTGTATATGTTGATGGTGCATTTATATCTAAAATCTATTTAGATAATGAAAGCTATTATATTAATCCTAAAACTGGTGGGTATAAAAAAATAGGAGAACCAGGTACTGAAGATTTATTAGAAAAATATCCAGGTAAATTTGAAATTTGGCCAGGTAGAAAAATTGTTGAACAATATCTAGATGATGACTTGTATGAAACTATGGTTGTTGATGATTCATTTAGTCAATCTACATTTTTACTTTCAAAAGTCATCCCAACAACATATGAAAGAATTGCAACGATGGGTACTGCAACTCTTTGGAAAATTCTTATGTTAGCTTGGTCATATGAAAATGATTTAGCGATTCCAGCTAAAGACGAAAAAAGAAGTATTACCGGAGGTTTATCAAGATTATTAACTGTAGGTTATTCTAAAAACATTGTAAAGTTTGACTACGCATCACTTTATCCATCAATTCAATTGGTATATGATGTGTTTCCTGATTGTGATATAATGGGTGTACAAAAAACAATGTTAAAATACTTCCGTAATATTCGTATTTTATATAAAAGATTAGCTGCTGATTTAAAAGATAAAGATCCTGTACAAGCAGAAATGTATGATAGAAAACAATTACCAATTAAGATTTTTATCAACGCATATTTTGGTTCATTATCAGCGCCTCAAGTTTTTCCATGGGGTGATATGAATATGGGTGAAACAATCACATGTGTTGGTCGTCAATGTCTTCGCATGATGATTATGTTCTACATGAAAAAAGGTTATAAACCTCTTGTAATGGATACCGATGGTGTAAACTTTGAAACACCTGAAGATATTGCTGATCACAAGTATATTGGATTAGGAAATAATGAATTAGTTGAAAAAGGTAAAGAATATACTGGTGTAGATGCTGATACTGCTGAATTCAATGACATATTCATGAGAAATGAAATGGGTTTAGATATTGACTATCACGCTCCAGCTTGTATCAACGTGTCAAGAAAAAATTACATAATTAAATTAATTAAAAAAGGTAAAGAAAAAATTAAATTAACAGGTAACACTATTAAGTCTAAAAAATTACAACAATATGTAGTTGAATTTTTAGATGAAGGATTAAAACATCTACTTAATGGTGATGGTGTTGAATTTTTAAATCTTTACTATGAAACAATTGAAAAGTTATATAATAAAGAAATTCCATTAGCAAAAATTGCAAACAAATCACGTGTAAAACAAACGGTAGAGGATTATAGAAGACATTGTAATAAAACAACAAAGTCTGGTGCATCTATGGCTAGACAGGCACACATGGAATTAATTGTACAAAACAATTATCCAGCAACACTTGGTGAAACCGTTTATTATGTAAACAATGGAACGAGGAAAGCTGATGGAGATGTTCAGAAAATTACTAAAGCAACAAAGAAACAACAAGAAGACTATATGATTCAAATGGGTAGAGAAATGCCTAAGGATTATATAAAAATTAATTGCTACATGATATCTGAACGTGATTTGTTAAATAATCCTGATATGACAGGTGATTATAATATTGCTCGTTATATTACAAACTTTAACAAAAGAATCGAACCATTGTTAGTTGTGTTTAGTCCGGAAATTAGAGAAGACATTTTAATTGATGAACCATCTAATAGAGTTTATTTCACAAAAAAACAATGTGAATTGGTTTCCGGCTTTCCATTAAAAACAGAAGGTCAAGATAGTTTAGATGAGGTAATGACTTTATCTGATGGTGAGGTGTTATTCTGGAATAGAATTAATAGAGATCCATTCTTTATGTATGTTGAAGATAGTTTAAAACATGTTGATCAGAAATGGGTAGAATACAACAGAAAAGTTGTTTCATTCCAAGCTGAAAGTGTAAAAGAAAAACATGAAGAAGATGATCTAATCGAAAAGAACGGTCACGACTATGCTTTACATGCAGCAATAGAAGATTAAATAACGTTAAATGGATTTGTCATTGGTCTGAACTTGAGAGCCTTATTAAGGTTCTCAGCTTCATTCCCTTTTCTTTCAAGCATTTTATCTGGGCGAAGTCTTTCTAGTCTTTGCATTAATTCTTCATTAAGCTTAAGTCTTTCGTCTTTAGCTTCTGTTAATAATGATGAATAGTCTAATTTAACATCACTATCTGGTACTTTTAAATCACCAGAGAATTTACCATATATTCTACCTAACGCTTCTTTACAGTAAGTCATAAGATATTTTCTTACCCAGTTTTGCGCCGGTTTATTTAATTCGTCCCATTGAAGCTCGTCAGTCATTACATCTGAAGGTAGTTTAACAACATCTTTGTTTTCTTTTAGACATGTATCTCTATCGAATGTGTCATAGTACCAATACCAAACTCTATTGTTGCTTTGTATAGAACCAAAATCAAATTTACCTCCAGGAACGTTCATTAAGTGTACATATTTTTTACCATTAGGCCCTGCAGTAATTCTATATGTTAAATCACCACCGATCAAACGGTTTTTCATATTTCTGTCTTGCATTCTTAATAACAAATCGAATGCGGGTAATAGAAAATAAGAACCAGATGCACCAACTTGAGCAAAACCTCCCACACCACCAAAACCAACACCACCAAGACCACCAAAACCACCTAAAAATGGGTCAACAATTGAATCTGTTAATTCAGCTCTTGTAAACCATAATAATTCGTTTATTTCTCTACCAGCTGGGATCTCATATATTTGAGTGTTTCCGCTAAGTGTTATGTAGTCCTTTTTTAATTCCCAAGATCCGCCGGCCTGTAAACCAACAATCTTAGAATATGAATAGGTATATTGGGTTTCGTAATTAATGTCTCTATTTGTAAAAGCTTTTGTCAAAGATTGGGTATCAACATCTAAACCAGCCAAAGAAGACCATTGAGATTCTATTAACCAATCACTCACTAATTGATCATATTCATTTACAGATAATTCAAGAAAAGAGTCCATCTGCTCTTCCGTCAGCTCAACGCCTCTTACTGGCATACCCAAAAGGTGTAATGTCTGACTATAAAGTTTTTCTTTTTCTGGTGCGCTTATTACAGTACTCATTAAAATGGCTTTTAGTAATAAATACCAGATTATAGATAAAACTATATTAAGTTTTTAAGCAATTCGCTAGCAAAGGTATCACCATACTCACCATCTCCCATAACTTGATCGATGATGTTTTTCTTTTTTTGTAATATATTGTAAACCTGGATCTCGATGGTGTTTTCAAAAACAGGGTAATAAACCAAAACGCTTTTTGTTTGACCGTGTCTATAAGCTCTATCTTCAGCCTGTGAGTGGTGAGCTGGTACAAATGATAGATCGTTCATTATAACCCCCTCAGCAGCCGTTAAAGTGATACCTACACCACCAGCAATAATGTTAGATATAAAAACTTTTATTTTATCATTTGTCTGAAACTTATCTACGCTTTCTTGTCTTTTTTCCTTACTCATCCTACCATCAAGAACCACAGAGTTTTTCTTATATTTTTCGTGAAGTAAATCCAAGCTTGAGGTAAAATTGGTAAAAACAATTACTTTTTTATTCTGTTCAATAAACTTATCAATAAGTTCACAGGTATATGGTATTTTTTCTACTGCAATTAATTGTCTAATATTCATTAAACGATTAAGTGTTATTGATATACTTTCTTTTTGTTTGTTTTCAGAAGTTATACGTATAAAGTCTTCTAATTCGTTATCATAGAATTTACTTTGAAGTTCTAGGTAAACAGGGGTAATGATTTTTTCTGGCAGATCTAATATGTCAGTCTTCATTCTTCTTAAAACAAGATTTTTAGTCTTTTCCCTTAATTCATCTAGATTTGACGCCCCACTAGTATTCCAAACTTTTCTATTACCTACTCTAAATTGGTATCCGGCACAATATCTTCTAACAAAACTTTGCCAGTTTAATGCTAATGGAGATTCAACTATTTTTAATAAATTATAATAGTTGATTGGTCTAGAAGTCATAGGTGTACCTGTTAGTAACCATACTTTTGGTATTGTTGCTAGAATATCATTTAATATTTTTGTTCTTTGTGCTGTTGCATTTGATATATAATGTGCTTCATCAACGATTGCTAAATCAAATCCATTGTTAGCAATTAATTGGTACGCTTCACTATCTTCGCTTTTTTCTGTTGTATGAAAATTTTTAAGAATATCATAGTTGATGATGTAAAAATCAAATGTAGATCCCCACTTTCTTCCTTCTATAACTAATATTCTTCTGTCTGTGTAGTTTTTTATTTCTCTCTCCCAGTTTATTTTCAATGTTGCTGGGCAAACAATTAATATTTTTTTAGCCCCACTTTCTAGTGACCCAATAACAGCGGCTGTAGTTTTACCCAAACCCATATCATCAGCAAGAATGAATTTATCATTCGCCAATAATTTTTCAATAGCCTCTTTCTGATGATTCATAGGTGGCCTATTATCATAAGGACTATAATCAATAGTTCTATTTAATTTTTTCTCTTCTGGTACGATCGCCATCTTAGGCATCCAGAAAGCGTGTAATATATCTGCATCGATTATTTTACCCCAAATATGGTAAGCCTTGTCTGTTTCACACAATAGTTTTTCTACCCAAATTTGTTCTGGGGCGTTTGGTAATAATCGATCCTCTCTTATTTTTTCAGAAAAAGATGCAAATACTTTAACCCATTTTCTAGCAACCTTGGGTATTACTTTTTCATACTTTATAATATAATCAGCTTGAGTTCTGCTCAATGAATAATTCTTAAGCTGTAAAGCCTTTCTTTTTAATTCTAAAAGATGGTTATTAGAGCCAGCATATGAAAATAGAATCTCTCTCGCAACTATTTCTGGTATTTTAGTTTCCATATAGTATATAATATAGGTAATTCTAAATACTTTATAAACTATTTATACTATTATGAGCAATAAACTACCAATAACCCGTTTAAGTAAATTCTTCTCTGATGAGGACTTTAATTTACAAATTCAGATAGGTCAAGAATATTTGCATGGCGATATAAATCAAAAATTGGTTCTTTATAGAGTTGATAGACAAAAGACAGATAAAGACGACGTTTATGGTGAAGTTGGTCAAGATGAAATCAAATATTTTCCACCAATTGAGTTTAATGCTTTGGTTAAGGTTGAGGCACCTAAAAACTCAAGTTATAAGGGTGGTATGTTACGATACCTTGAACCTGGTAATTTGATTTTGTCTGTTTATATAAGACATTTAGAAGATCTTGGTGTGGATATAAAATATGGAGACTATATTGGTTATCCAGAAACAGAAAATAAAATAAGATATTATACTGTAACAAATGATGGTAAAGTTACCTCAGATAACTCACATCATTTATTTGGTTATAAACCATATTACAGAACTATCACTTGTGCAATAGCACAGGATCAAGAATTTAGAGGCGTTTAAAATGGGAATACCTAAAAGAAAAACAGACATACAGATTTATAAAGGTAAAATTCTAACAGAAAGAAGAGAAGAGTTATTGGATAAAATAACTAAATCTGATTCTTTTTTACCAGATTCTGTTTTACACGATGATTTAGATGCTGGTATGTTAGAGTTTGTAACAAAAAATTTTGTTGTTGTTTCAGACGGTAAAAAAATACCAGTAATTCCTAAAATATTAACCATTCAGAGATGGGCTCAAATAATGAACACTTGGGAATTTTCTGATGATGACGGTAATTTAAAAGTTCCGTTTGTTGGTGTCATAAGAAGACCTGATGTACAACCTGGTACAAATCCTTCGATTGTTAGAACTATACCAGAAAGACTTCAATTTCACTATGCGTCCGTTGCGACTTGGAATGGAACACAAATGGGGGCTGACATTTACAAAATACCTCAACCGGTTCCTGTGGATATAAGTTTTGAGGTAACTATTGTTTGTACTAAACTTAGAGAATTAAATAGATTTAATAAAATCATACTTCAAAAATTTGCATCCAGACAAGCTTATACTATGGTAAAAGGTCATTATATACCTATTATAATGGATAAGATCGAGGATAATTCACCAATAGAACAAATAGATGGACGTAGGTTTTATCTTCAAAACTATCAATTTACAATGCTAGGTTTTTTAATTGATCAGGATGAATTTGAAGTTAAGCCGGCTGTTAGTAGATTTTTCCTAATGACCGAATTTGCTAAGAATACAAATTTTCAAAAAAAATATATCAATAAGAGAATTGATATTACCGTTGCAACATTTATTGCTGATGGTATGCAGACAGCATTTAGTGTAGGTGAAAGTATTAGTATGTTGTTCAATGTGGCAATTAATGGTCTTTTACAAGAAAGAGATGTTGATTTTTACCATATAGCTGGGACATCTAAAATAACTTTTGCTTCTCCACCACCAGAAGGTAGTATAGTAACTATTACATATTTTAAAGGTAGGAATAGTGTTTTCATTGACAGTTATGGTAAAACATTACAAGTGACAACAGAATATTTTGAATATGATGGGTCTACGTTATATTTTACACTATATAATTCAATTGATAGTATTGTTAGCTTAGACATTAATGGTCTTATAGAGGAAGAAGGTCAGGGATTTGATATTACTGGTGCAAGCCAGATAAAATTGAATTTTTCACCTACATTGGGGTCTAAGGTCGGGGTTACATATGTGTATTAATCTTCATCATATATGTCCGTCTTTTTAGGTTTTACCACCTCCTCAATCATTTTTTCAAGAATCTTATAAATTTTTAATCCTTTTTTATCACAATATGTTTTTAACATTTCGTGATGCTTTTCGCTGATTTTTACGTTTTTGGTTTTCTTTTCCATAGATAAAGATAAATAACGATATAAAAAGATAAATTAGGATATAAATACGAAAAAATCCGGAAATCTTTGCTGAAAACAAAGATATTTATTTGGTAAGAATAAAATTATTTAACCAAACATTTATCAATGGCAAATTCAAACAGAGTATTCGTTTCTCCAGGTGTCTATACATCAGAGAAAGATTTAACATTCGTAGCTCAAAGTGTAGGCGTAACAACATTGGGTCTGGTTGGTGAGACATTAAAGGGTCCAGCATTTGAACCGATATTAATTTCTAATTTCGATGAATTTAGAACGTATTTTGGTGGTACAAGTCCTGCAAAGGATGGTGCTGGAAATCCAAAATACGAACTTCCATATGTTGCGAAATCGTATTTACAAGAGTCAAACCAATTATTTGTTACCCGTGTATTAGGACTTACTGGATATAAACCAGGCAAAACTTGGAGCATTAAAGCTCTAGGTGGCGTGACCCTAGGTTCATTAAGTGGATCTACTGGAAGTATTTCATTAGTTCCGACTTCAGGTGGCATTACAGGCAGCACAATTTATGCAGAATTATCAGGAAAAACTTCAACAGAAGGTTCTTCTATAACAGATTATCTAGTTGCAGCAACTAATTCAGGTGGTGCTTATGCACACACCTATCGGAGCAAACAATAACAAAGATTGGTATAATACCTTCTTTACAAAAACAGGATCGACTGATGCTACAATAGATGGGGTTTACTCTTATCTTTTTGTGTATTCAACTGGAACATCAGAATTTACTGTAACAAGATTTAAATATAACGCATCATTAAACACCGATTATCATGATAAACAAGTTTGTTTATTGAGATCAAGAGGTAACTATGTTCAAAATGTGTTAGTACATAGAGTTACAGGAAATACAGTAACTGTAACTGGTACTGGTCTTGCTAGCAATCCATTGGCGGATTTCACAATTAGTGTTACAGATATTAACTCAGATGTAGCAACATTCAATTGTTCAATGGATCAAACATCTACAAAATACTTAACAAAAGTATTAGGTGCTGATGTTTTTGATAAAGATAGAGTTGAATATCCATTATATGTTCATGAGGCTTACCCTAACTTAGTTGTAAATCTTTTTGAACAAGGTTTAATTAGAGGTTTAAGTACAACAGTTGTTAATACTACAGAAGGTGATAACTTTATGACACAGTGGGATATGGCTGGTTCATCAACTGTAGTATCTGAAGTGAGAGGTGGAAAAGTATTTGACTTATTCAGCTTCTTGACAATTTCTGATGGTGATGCTTCAAATTATGAAGTAAAAGTAACCATTCAAAATATTGACTTAGATACTGGTGAATTTGATGTATTAGTTCGTGATTTTAATGATACTGACGCTAATCAAGTTGTATTAGAAAAATATTCTAGATGTACTATGAACCCAGATTTACCTGGTTATGTTGCTAGAAAAATTGGTACTTCAGATAGTGAATATGAATTAAGATCAAGATATATTATGTTGGTATTAGCAGATGATGCACCAACAGATGCAATACCTGCAGGTTTCAAAGGTATAACAACAAAATCTGATGTTGGTGGTATACGTTTCAAAACAAAATACTACGATGCCGGTGATTTATTATACTATGAAGCAAATGGTACACCTGTAACAACAAATGGTGATAAAGTTAAAAAAGTAACTTTAGGTTTATCGACAGATGAACACTTTGTTTATGATAGAGATATGTTTAAGTTCAAAGGTACTAATGCGCCAGACGCAACTTTTGGTTTCCACTTATCTACAAATGCTGCAAGTATCACTGGTACTAGTGGTGAATATCTATACAAAACAACCGCTTATGATTTAGAAGGTACAGATAAAGGTAAATTAGACGCAATCGGATTCCGTAAATTCACAATGCCAGTATTTGGTGGTTTTGATGGTTGGGATATATACAGAAATGTTAAATCGAATGGCGATGGTTTTATTTTTGGTAAAACCACATACGCTGCAGGTCACTCAACTAATGGTGGGGTGTTTAATAATGCGGTAGGGAACTCAGATTACTATGCTTTCTTACAAGGTATTGAAACATTCAAAAATCCTGAAGCTGTTGATATTAACATATTTGCAACACCAGGTATTAACTGGAATGACCATAGTTCACTTGTAAACCAAGCTGTAGATATTATTGAGAATGACAGAGCAGATTCATTATACATCGTAAACTCACCTAATTTCAGCGGTACAACTGGTGCTGATGAGGTTATCGGAGCATTAGATGATTTAGGATTTGATTCTAACTACTCAGCAACTTACTGGCCTTGGATTCAAGTAAGAGACACAGATAACGCTACACAACTTTATATTCCACCAACAGGTGAGGTATTGAAGAACATTGCTTTAACTGATAACGTTTCTTATCCTTGGTTCGCTGTCGCTGGTTATTCAAGAGGTCTTGTAAACTCAATCAAAGCAACTAAAAAGTTAACTCTTGATGAAAGAGATGAACTTTACAAAGCAAGAATTAACCCAATTGCAACATTCTCTGATACAGGTACAATTATCTGGGGTAACAAAACATTACAAGTTAGAGAATCAGCACTTGATAGAATCAACGTAAGAAGATTGTTATTAAGAGCAAGAAAGTTAATTTCTGCAGTAGCTGTAAGATTATTGTTTGAACAAAATGATGATCAAGTTAGACAAGAATTCTTAAGATTGGTTAATCCAATCCTTGAGTCAATCAAGAAAGAAAGAGGTTTATATGATTTCCGTGTAACTGTATCAAATGATCCAGAGGATATTGATGCTAACACATTGAGAGGTAAGATTTACATCAAACCTACAAGAGCATTGGAATTTATTGATGTTGAGTTTGTTATTACACCAACAGGAGCTTCTTTTGAGAATATCTAATAAATGAAGATAAAATAAGTAAGGGGTGGTTCTTAACCGCCCCTTTTTATTAGTATATAGTAGTAATAATAGAACATTAGTATATTGAAAATCAGTACATTAGTAATATTAGAAATAAGAAATATTAGAATATAGAAGTAAGAAATAATAGTACATTGAAATATTAGTATAGTTAGTACATTAGTATTTTAGTAACGTAGTAGCAAAAAGCTAACGATTTTTTTCCAGAAAATCAAGTATTTGGGAAAATAAATTTTATTTCTAACATTGATATATTTATTAGAAAGAATAAACAAAACAATATAACACAAAAACAATGGCAGATTTATTAATGAAAATGCCGGTTCCATACGAACCGAAACGTAAAAATAGATTTATCCTTAGATTTCCATCTTCTTTGGGTATTAATGAGTGGTATGTAACATCTACATCCCGTCCTAGTGCTAAAATAGGTTCAACAGAGATTCCGTTCTTGAATACTTCAACATATGTTGCAGGTAGATTTACCTGGGACCCAATCAAGGTTACTTTTAAAGATCCTATTGGTCCTTCAGCATCCCAAGCATTGATGGAATGGTTCCGTCTTCATGCTGAATCCGTAACCGGTAGAATGGGTTATGCAGCAGGGTATAAGAAAAATGTTGAACTTGAAATGTTAGATCCAACAGGTGTTGTTGTTGAGAAGTGGATTTTAGAAGGTTGTTTCTTAACATCATTGAACTTTGGTGATTTAAGTTATTCTGAAGAAGCGTTAGCAACAATTGATGCTGAATTGAGAATGGATAGATGTATTAAAGTATACTAATATTATATTTCAAATAGTTTTATTTATAATCCAATATTCGTGGAAACGAGTATGGGGTTTTTTATTTAATTGATAATCAATAATTTATATCAATAGTTCCACATGGAACGTTGTTTCATTGATTTTTATTTGTTTTATAGTTATATTAATAAAAAGAACAAAATATTATTATGGAAAATATAAATCCAATGGTAGCCTATGACGTGGTTCAACTACCTTCACAAGGTGTACACTATACAAATGGTAAAAAATCATTAAGAGTTGCATACCTAACTGCTGCAGATGAGAATATATTAATGTCACCAAATTTATTACAGTCAGATACTGTAATTGAAGAATTATTGAAAAGAAAAATTCTTGATAAAGAATTGAATATTGAAGAATTAGTTGATGAAGATAGACAGGCAATATTAATCTTTTTAAGAAATACAGCTTTTGGAACTGAATATAAGATTGATTTAGTTGATCCAATTACCAAACAGTCTTTTGAGGGAACTGTTGATTTATCTATATTAAAAACTAAGGATTTTAAATTAGTTGCTGACTCAAATGGTGAATATGAATTCTTTTTAAATGGTGTTAAGAAAAAAATTACATTCAAGTTTTTAAGTAATTTACAAGAAAATGAATTAAAACTAATTAAAGAATCAAGTAAAGATACTATTGCACCATTAAACACAAAGAGATTAGAAATGATGATAAAATCTGTCGAAGGTACAAGAGACCAAATGGCAATTTATCAATTTATACAAAATTTACCAATTAGGGATTCTCAAGAGTTCAAAAAATTTGTATCTGAAAATAAACCAGGTCTTGACCTAATTGTTGAAGTAATCGCCCCGTCTGGAGAAAAAGTCCCTGTTTTGGTTGACTTTGGGGTGGAATTTTTTCGTCCCTTCTATGGCATATAAAAAGTATCAGATTGAATCTATACTTTTTTTATTAACAAAAGGTTTCACATACCACGATGTTTTAATCCTTCCTGTACATGAAAGAAATAGTATTATTAACTATTTCATGGAAAAGAATGATTAAACTATTTATTCTTATATAGTTTAATATAAAATATGTCAACATTATCAGATCAGGCGGTAAGGGAATTAGCTGAAAAATCAGGTAAGTATACACCTGGTGAAATCAATGATTATTTAAACAA